TCACCGTGGCAGGCTTCACGGCTGCTGCTGGCCGTACGCGCTTCTTCGATGGCTCGGCAGACAAGACGGTCGTCAACGTGGTCGATCTGTACGTCTCGCCGTTCGGTGAGCAGAAGGTCGTGCTGAATCGCTTCATGAAGGCCGACTCGGCACTCCTGTTCGCTCCGGAGTACTGGAAGATCGCTGTGCTGCGTCCGTGGACCCGTATCCCGCTCGCAGTGACCGGCGATGCGAACCGCACGCAGTTGATCGGCGAGTTCTCGCTGAAGCACCTGAACCAGAAGGCATCGGCTGCAATCCGTGGCCTGACGGGGTCCAACGTTACGATCGGCCAGTAATGGCCCTGGGGTCCCGAGGACCCCTTAGTACCCTCCTGAGGCCCTCTCGCGGCCTCTCCCAATTCCTTTATGCCCTGCTGCGTCCACTCTCGCGCAGTGGGGCCTTTTTCTTCCCGAGTGGCGATCAGCCACGATCCCCATGCTGAAACTCGACAACGGCGTCTCTGTGGCTCTCTCGTCCAACACGGACGGCCACATCATCGAGACGCATCAAGATATACCTGACTCACTCCTCAAGGAACTCGCTGACAAGCGCCTGGCGTCCCACAACGTCCGAGAACGCGAAATGATGCACGTCGCCTCCATCCCTGCAGCCCTTGTGGACCGCTGGTATCGCGCTGGTTATGACGTGTTCCAAGAGCCTATCAAGAAGACGGTAGCGAAGCTCAAGAACGAATCGCTGGAGTATTTTCTGGCTACCGCCAAGGACATCTAAGTAATGAACCTTCTACAACTCCGCACGAAGCTCGCAGCGATCCTGAACCGAAACGACGCAACCACGGAGTTGCTGAACGAGTTCCTCGGAATGGCCCAGACGCGTATCGAGCGCAAGCTCCGCATTCCTGGTATGGAGAAGATGATGATCACCCAGGGGACCCAAGACGTTCCCTCGGACCAGATTGTCCTCCCTCCCGATTTCCTCAGCCTCAAGTACCTCTACAGTGACTGCGGTCTCATGGAGACCAAGGACCTCGGGCACTTCCTGAGGCTCCAAATGGCCCCAGGGGACCCACGGTACTACGTGCGTGTGGGCGGCTCTCTCCTCATCAAGCCGACTCTCCCTGCGGGCCACCAGACCACGATGGTCTACCACGCAGCGCAGCCTCCCATGGTTGCGGACACGGACGAGAACCTCTTCGGCCAGATCGCTGCCGACCTTCTGATCTACGGTGCCCTTAGCTATGCGACCGACTACTTCGTCGACGACCGCACGGCCACGTTCGAAGGACGTTTCAACCAACTCTATGGCGACCTGGACGAGCAGGCCCGCATGACTGACATGGAGCAGTCGGCAATGGCCGTCTCTCCTGCCTACAACACGGACTACTGATCAACAGATGACCACCTCCTTCTTTTCGGGCACCAACGTGGCCCCGGAGGCTGACTCGACCAACGCACTGATCGACAACCTCACGTCTCAGGTCGCCACGGTTACCGCAGCGAACTCCCAAGCCCAAGCGGCGGCAGTGCAATCCGAAGCCTCCGCGAACAACGCAAAGATCTCCGAGGCCAACGTCTCGACCCTGGCGCAGCAGGCGAACACCACGCTTAATACAGCCACGAACGCCCTGGCTCAGGCTACCGCCATCATTGGCGCTGAGGCTTCAGCAACTGCCAGTGCCAACTCCGCTGCGGCATCCCTTGCAGCCGTTACGAGCACCGTAGCCCCCTTCCTGTCCCCTCAGGCCCAGTACATCTTCACGGCTACTGCAGGACAGACTACGTGGGCTGTCCCTAATGGCGCTACGTTCGTACCGGGGACCTCTCAGGTCTTCGTCAACGGTATCCGATACAACCGCACGGAGTCCTACGATGACTCCACTGGCAACAGCATTACCTTCGTCAACCCGCTGACGATGGGATACGAAGTCACAGTCCTGTTCAACAACACGGTGGTCTTCCCGGTTACCGGGGCATCCGTGGCCGACCTTGCGCTCGCTCAGAGTACCAAGGGCGCGGACATGGTGGGGTTCGTCGGGGCCAACGGTACGGCCACTACGGTTAGTGCGCTAGCGTCCACGGCCTCCGGTAAGGGGGCAGGGCTTGTAGGCTTCCAGCAGACAGGTACCGGTGCGGTAGCCCTTAACGTCATGGCGAAGCTCCTTGGCCTCCCTGTGTCCCCTGAGGACTTCGGGGCCGTTGGGGATGGTGTTACGGATGACTCTGCGGCCTTTATCAAAGCGGCTGCTACGGGTCGAACTATCCAATGTGGTCCCAAGATCTACCTGCTGAACGCGGGCTTTACCTTGGCTACTGCAGGTCAGCGTTGTGTAGGCATGGGAATGGGCCTAACACTGTTGAAATTCGTTGGCAACTTCGACTGCATGACCCTAGCGACTTCTGGCGGTAACGGTGGAGGCTTTGAGCACCTGAAGATTGATTCCGCAGGGATGACAGGCGGGTACCAGTTAGTTATCAACTGGGCCACCCAGGTGTCCATCAAGAACGTACGCGGCATCAACGGCTTCAATGGTGTCCGCCTCGTTCGCATCAACACAGTCGAGTTCGAAGGGTGCAGCTTCGTGGGCCTGCGGGGTACTTCGTGCTTCTTCTGCGATGGGACAGCGCAACGGAGCGACATCGTACGCATCAAAGGTATGAGTCTCTCCGGGGATGCAACCGCGCTCCCTAATGGGTTTGTGGTTGATGGCTTCTTCAACACGGTTCAGGCATTCGGTCTTGTTGTGTTGAGCACCAACATTGCGTACTGGCAGACCAACAGTGCAAGTACTACTGTGGGTAACTTCGCACGGGTCTTTGACTTCGAGGGGGACCTGACCAACAACTACCAAGTCCAGTTGGATGTGGGTGCGGATGTCCATTTCACAGATCCGTACTTCCACGGTGCAAAGCTTGGGGATGGGGTCAAGATTGCCGCAGGTGTTGACAACGTTTCCTTCAAGGGTGGGAAGATTACCGGTAACTATATGTGCGGGATCAATAATAACGGCTCACGGGTGAAGGTACTCGGTACGTTGATTGGTGGTAACTCCCAAGCTGGTTCTGCCCAGTATTCAGGCGTCTACTGCGGTGCCTCTGCTGTGAAGTTCAACGCCATTGGTTGTGAGACCGGGTTGAACACTGGTGTTACAAAGATGCAGAAGTATGGCTTTGAGGCTGCCTCTGGGGCTACGGACTGTAACTGGATCGGCGGCTCTCTCAAGGACAACGTTACAGGTGAATGGAGTGATGGCAGTGGTGGTGTTTTTGGAAACGTCAACGTCTTTGGTTACAGTGGTACGAGCGCCCCTAGTACTGATGCCTACTCTGCCCAGGTTCCCTCTAGCGGCTCCACGGTAACTATAGCGAACAACCAACCAACTCTCATCATTTCCAGCGGGGCTACCACAGCTTCCCTCACGGTAGTCATGCCACCTAATCCCCGCGATGGACAGAAGGTGTCTATCGGCACCAAGAGCGCCATTACTGCCTTCACCCTAAACGGTAACACAGGGCAGACGATGAATAACGCACCCACGGCCCTTGCAGCAGGTGAGGGACATTGCTGGATTTGGCGTGCTACCTCGTCCAACTGGTATCGACTCTATTAATCCATGACTACACCATTAACAGAACAGGCGGCTTCCACAGTCGCCATCCCCTCGGCATCCATAGTAACCCAGTCGCAACTGAGCACCGCCGTAGCTCCCTTGGCAACCTCAGCATCCGTAACTGCCCTGGGTTCCCCCTCAGGAAAGAACCGGATTATCAACGGGGACTTCCGAGTCAACCAACGGGCCTACGCAAGTGGGACCGCAACGACCGTAGCTAACCAATACACCTTCGACCGCTGGCGGGTGGTCGTAAGCGGGCAGGTTGCTACCTTCGCGGCCTCAGCCAACGGGAACCTTGTAACGGCTCCTGCGGGTGGTCTGGAGCAAGTGATCGAGGGTATCAACCTCGAAGGGGGGACCTACACACTCGCATGGGCCGGCACGGCTACCGCTACAGTCAATGGGTCTGCTGTGGCGAACAAGGGGCAGGTAGTTCTCCCGGCGAACACCAATGCAACCGTGAGGTTCTCTGGGGGAACCGTGGGCCTCGTTCAACTCGAAGCAGGCTCCGTAGCTACCCCCTTCGAGCGCCGTCCGTACGGTCAGGAACTCGCGTTGTGCCAGCGGTATTACGAGACAGGTGTGCAACCTATCCGGTTCATGGCGGGAGTGTCCGGGATCACTGCGGCATATGACGAAGTTCGTTTCTCCACTTCGAAGCGCACTGCTCCGACCATGTCACTAACTGGTTTTAGGTATTACAGCAATGGTGCTGATACGGCCTTCACCCCCTCCAACGTCTCATCTACTGTAGACCGTTTCTCTTGGCAAGCGCTGAGTGTGGTGACATGGCAAGGGTGGGCAGGTGCAGGTACTTGGACAGCAAGCGCGGAACTCTAAACGATGACCTACACACTCAACACTACTGGGGGTGTCGTTAGGGACTCCGATGGATCCTTCATCCCCCAGGACCCCCTGAACACCGACTATGTTGCCTACCTCCAGTGGGCAGTCGCCGGTAACGCGCCCTCGGTCCCCCCAGGTCCCACCCCGGCAGAACTCCAGGCGCTCCTAACGTCCACCGTGCAGTCGATCATGGACGCCAAGGCCCAGTCGTATCACTACGACGACCTGACCACGGCTGTGACCTACGCAGGCGAACCCTCGGTCCCTAAGTTCCAACAGGAAGGCCAAGCGTTCCGTGCGTGGCGGTCTCAGGTATGGAACACGGCCTACAGCATCTTGGCTGATGTCCAGGCAGGGACGCGAGGGTTTCCCACGGTCTCTGAGGTCCCGGGGCTTCTCCCTCCGTTCCCTCTGGATTAACCCTCGACTAACGCCATGCAATACCTATGGAACCTCCTGGTCTCTCTGGACCAGTTCGTGAACACCGTAGCGGGTGGAGACCCCGACGAAACCATCTCGAGTCGCGCAGCGAAAGCTGAGGCCGAGGGGAAGCGTTGGGGCTGCATCCTCTGCGGTCTCCTAAACCGGATCCAGAAGGACCACTGCCAGAGATCCCTGGAACCCGACGAGGGCGCAAGGGCCATCATCCCCGATTAAGCCTCACAAAGGATTTAAACATGACGTGGTGCGACGAAGCACTGAAACTTATTAAGGAGTTCGAAGGATGCCGCCTCAAGGCATACCCCGACCCTGCGACCGGTGCCGCACCATGGACCATTGGATACGGCGCAACGGGACCCAAGATCGGCCCAGCAACGGTATGGACCCAAGTCCAAGCTGACCAGGATCTCCTGGATCGCGTGGAGGCCCTTGGTGCCCATATCGACTCCGTGGTGAAGATCGAATTGTCGGACGAAGAGAAGGCCGCTTTGTGCTCGTTCTCGTACAACGTGGGCACAGGAAACTTCGATCACTCGACGCTGCTCTCCCTGTTGAACGAGGGCAGGGTCGAAGAGGCAGGCCACGAGTTCCCGAAGTGGAACAAGGCGGCAGGCAAGGTCCTCGCGGGCCTAGTCAACCGGCGTTCTGGCGAGATGGCAGAGTTTTTTCTCGGACTCAAGGAGGTAGCAGCATGAGTTGGTCAGCTATCGCAGGTGCCGTAACTAGCCTCGCCCCGACTATCGCATCGGCCATCGGTGGCCCCTTGGCAGGTACGGCGGTCACAGCCCTGGAGAAGGTCTTCGGCCTCACTCCGGGTTCCAACGACCCCGTGGAGCAGCGCCAGGACGCTGTGGCGCAGGCGATCTCTGGAGCCACCCCGGAGCAGCTTGCAGCCGTGCGAAAGGCCGACCAGGACTTCCAAGTGGCCATGGCCACGCTGGGGTTCAAGGATGCCGAGGCCCTCGCGGCGCTCCGCGTCCAGGACGTGGCCGGTGCTCGCACCATGCAGTCGACGACCCGCTCCTGGGTGCCCCCGATCCTTACCCTGGTCATCACCCTCGGCTTCTTCGGCCTGGTGGCGGGGATGATGTTCCTCAACACCCCGGACGCCAACAAGGCGATCCTGTACAGCCTCATCGGCTCGCTGGGCACTGCCTGGCTGGCCACCATTCACTTCTGGTTCGGCGACACGAACTCGAGCAACGACAAGACCACGCTGCTCGCGAAAGCGCAGCCGATTGAGTAACGAAAATGGAAGACAACATCGACAGCCGAGTAGCGAAGCTGGAGTTCAGGATGGACGCACAGGAAGAGAAGCTCGAGGACCTCGAGGACTCACAGGAGGACTTTGGGACATCCCTGAAGGCCATCGAGAAGGTCCTGCTGCAGATCAAGTGGGCACTGTACGGCGGAGGCATGGTGTTCGCTGTGAACGTCCTGGGCCTCAAGGAAGTGGTGACGAAGCTCGTCCTCCACTGATACGACTTGACGTAATAGAGTTTATCAATTCTTCGGACCAAAAGAAAAGTCCCGCCGAAGCGGGCTTTCCCGCGTGTCTAGCCAACCCTTACGCTCACTGGCCCTAGGAAGCTTCGAGCGGTCGTCACATGCGAACTTGAGGAGGGCACATGTGTCGCTCTCATTATAGCCAGGATAGCGCCCGCAGTGAAAAAAATAACCCCCTCGGGAACCCATTACGGGAACCTTGAGGGGGGTCTTTTTGACGTCAATTGTTGACGAGTGTGGCTCCGCAGGTCGTCGCGCAGAGCTTCAGGGACGAGTTGCACTGGAGCTTCTGGATCCCTGGGGTCAGCGGATTGGACGACAGGCACTCGTTGTAGGCGTCCGAGCAGTGCATGGAGCACGAGTGGTCGGCGTAGCGCCAGTCGAAGTCAGGGGTCGCACAGGCCGAAAGGGACAGGGCTGTGGATAAGGTAGCGATGAGCGTCTTCATTGTGGATAACTTTTCTCTATTGTTAAGGTAAACATCTTTCTCGTTAGGGTGTCTTGGGTGACACCTATTCCCGGCGAATCGGTGCCTTGGAAGACACCTATTAATTAGTGACAGGTCGCACCCCTGATACGTGTCACCGATGACACCTATTTCAACTTGTCCCGCAGCTTCTCCCGAATCGCAGGGTCCAGCTTGTCCATGTTCTCCAGCAGGCTCTGCATGTTGAACTGCGCGGAGTGGTCGTTGAACACGTTCACTGTCAGGTTCTCTATGCTGATGATCTTGGCCCCCGCGAAGTCCCCGGTCATCATCACGCGCTTCAGTTCTGCCACAGCATTCTTCACACCATCCGGAACGTAGTCCCACGTAGCGGCAGCTACGGGCCTCCCCTGGTCATCCGAGATCCCCACGCGCTCCCGCAGTGTGTAGACGTTGTTCCGCCCTTTCTTCTCTCTGGTGATGTACCCCATGTCCTCCAGGGTCTTCAGTTCCCTGAGCACCTGGCTCTTGGACAGCCCTGTCTTCGTCATGAGGACGTCAATTCCCGGCCACGCCTTGCCTGTCTTGAAGTTGGTATGGGACTTAATGGAGCAGTAAGTGAGGAAGGCGTTTCCGCCCATCTTCGCGGCGTCCCCGTTCTCGAGCATCGCCCGGAACAGGTGGAACCACACAGTCTCAGCCGCGAACATGTCTGCCTGCTGCGGTTCCGGCGCGTTCATAGGAAGCCCTCCTCCTCTGCCTTGGCGATCTCCGCGTCCAGGGCTGCCTCTAGGACATCAGCCACGAACCCCTTGCCGCTCTTGATGCGCCCGAGGCTCTTCAGTGTGTTTAGCTTCGTCCGGATCCGCATGGGGACCTCGAAGTTTACCTTGATCACCTCGTCCTGCCCCTCCCACGTTCGGCGGCGGATAGCTTCCTTCCTTGATTCCCTCGAAGTTTCCTTCGTTCCTTCAAAGGAAGGTTCCTTGGTTCCTTGGTTACTTCCTTCTTTCCTTGGTTCCAGGGCCGCTGGCGCTGCTCCTCCTTTCTGCACCACGGCCCCCAAGGAGATCGACTTAGACATGTGCCTTCTCCCGCTTGGGTGGGGCGATGAACTGGCTCACGACGAAGTCCGCCACTTGGTCAATAATGATGGCCCCGGTGCCCTTGTTGTGCTCCTTAAAGACGCCGCCGGGGATCATGGCCATCCAGTAGCCATTGAGCTTCGGTACGTTGTGGGGGATCACAGGACCCATAGCGGCTAGATTGCGGGTTGCGTCGAGCGCTACGGCCTTCCCGTTCGTCTCGTTGAGCAGGAAGAAGAAAGGCTTTCCGAGGCCCTTACACATAGCGACCGTAGTCTTCGCCGCGCGTATGTCATGCGGAGAGTGCTTCACAGGGATGATGACCATGTCGGCCAGTTTTATGGCCTCCTCGTTGATCGCGTGGTCCTGCGGAGGGGTGTCAACTACACACCACGCGTACCCGGCGCTTGCAAGCTCTGCGTGTTTCCTGGGGAGGTGCGCCACGTCTTCGACCAGTGCAAACGCAGGGGTCTCCTTGGTCCTGTCGTTCCACCATGCCGAGAGGGACCCTTGGGGGTCTAGGTCCATGGTCACTACGGGGCCGTGCCCCAGGTCCTCTAGAGCACACGCGAAGTGAGCCGAGTGCGTGGTCTTTCCGCTGCCACCCTTCAGGCACGAATACACGATGGTCCTCATTCTGGCTCCAAGGTAGGAAGGAACGAATGAAAGAATAAAGGAAACTTCCAAGGAAGGAAACTTGGTTCCTTGGCAGACCAAAGCCCCGACAGAGCGGGGCACTGATCACTTCAACTTGGTGAACCTATCGATCACCGCATCGGCCATCTCGTTTGCCGCACGGTCCAGAAACACCTGCATCGACTTCATCCCACCCACGTTCTCAACGATCCACTTGACCTTGAGGTACAACTCCGGTTCCATCTTGAAGTTGTACCCCATGCGCGGCTGCGCTTGGATTATGTCTGGGTTTTCCCAAGGGAAGCGGGCCGACTTGGTCGCCTCCTCGCGGGCTAACTCCTGCAATCGGGCGATCTCCGCTTGTGCCGCCCTCAACTGCTCCTCAACACTCATCGCCGCTTTGTCTGCTGCCTTTGAAGCTACCTTAGCAGGAGCTACACTCTTGCCCGATACTGCGTTCATTTGGCTGGTCCTCGTTTGTGTTTTCAGTGCTTGTACTGTACAGGTTCGTGCAGTCCCTAGCAACCTTTACCACTTCTGTTAGTGTGGTACATCTAACACAGAGGCCAAACTCTTCCCAAGCGTGGTCCCAGGTGCTATAGGAACACTCGAGATTCCCGTCGATCAGCAGGTGGTGCTGGTGCGACTCGGGGTCTTCCTCGGTGCCTTCGGAGACCAAGGACACCGTAGTATTATCAGACAAATAGGCAGAGATCAGTTGCATGTTCTTTGAGGGGTCAAGATTCGTTACAACTTGTTGCAAACGCTTTCGCGGCGGCATTAAATGTAGCATTTGAAGGAAAGGTTTACAAGTAGGATGAATGTGACAAAAACCCAACAGTAAACTTTCCCTAAGTTAGAGGATTACCGCACAGCCGCCAGCAGGTCCTCGTCCGAGATGTGGGCGTAGCGCATCGTCGTCTGTATCTTACGGTGTCCGAGGAGCTTCTGGACTACCGCGATGTTCCCAGTCCTCGACAGCGTCCGGGTTGCGGCGGTATGTCGCAGGGCGTGAAGGACGAAGTCGTCGTCCCCCTCGAGGCCCATGGCCACCTTCAGGCGCAGCCATACAGCCCGCAGTTTCCCCTCGTCCAGGGCGAAGGGCAGACCCTGGGCAATCGCCTCCTGAGCGCGGACGCTGAGGGGCACCGAGCGGGGCTTCTTCGTCTTGTTGACCCACAGCCGAACCCACGGTCCATCCACGTTCTTCGCCTCGAGCTTCAGGATCTCCGAGCGGCGCATTCCGGTGTCGATGGAGACCGTAAGGAACCTAGCGACCTCGGCCTCTCCCCAGGTGTCCAAGAGGGCGAACATCTGAATTTCTTCGACTTCTGTCAACCAGCGGGTGCGTCCCTCCGTTTCTTCCTTCCATTCGAACTTCGGCATCTTGGCGATCCACTCGCGCTCGAAGCCGTACTTTAGGACCGTGTGGATGTTGGCCAGCTTGCGGTTGACCGTGGCGTCCGCGATGGTCCCTTGGACCTCCAGGATGAAGTCGTCGATGGTCGTCGTCCGGACGTCCTCGAGGGCCAGGTTGCCGACCACCTTGATGAACTGCTCGACGTTGCGGTAAGCGGTGAGTTCGTAGGCCTTACCGCGCCACAGGGCCTTGGCGGCGATCCGAAGGAGTTCGTGGAGGTTCGTCGGTGCCTTCTGTTTGGCTGCGGTCTTCATGGTGGTCTCCTTATTCGTATGAGGGTTGTTATTCAGACGTATCTCTGCTTGGGTTGTACTGTACCTACTTGTACTACCTAATGCAATAGGGTCAGTGAAAAAAAACCCTCCGGAGGGAGGGGAGGAGGACTAGTTGTTCTCTGTTGTCACGATCCCATCCTGTCGGGGTTAGTGCGCCATGAGTCCACGAAGGCCTGGCGCTCGAGGTATTCGATCTTGCGTTGCATGGCCTCGTAGGTGGCCAGGGGAATCGTTACGGTATCCGCGCTGCTCGCACGGTCCCGCTTGAACCCCGTAGGTCCGAACGTGTAGGGGTCCAGGGCGTTCATTCGACCTCCTGAAGCATGTGGCACCCGTAGTTCTGGCCGCGCTTCACGAACGCGAACGTCCCGGTCAGCTTACCGTCCCGCAGGAGCAGGACAATAGCGTCAAAGTCCGTCATGAAGAACTCAACCCCTGTCCCGTCCGAGCGCTCGAAGTGAAGCGTCGCGGCGCTACGGCCCCTGCTGAACCCTACGTAAGTAAGTGTGTCGATGAAGGGCGTGTTATCCCGCCACTCGATCTCATGCCACCTCGCCGCATAGCCCATCTGGTTGCCGTCCTTGTCGAACGGTATTTGGTAACTACCTTTCTTGGGCATTATTCGACGATCTCCAGGCGCACCTTGGCCACCTGCCACTGCCCCCCGTTACCAGCACGGGCCTTGGCCTTGCCTTCGGAGCGGTAGAGGTGCGGCGCACTCGAGGTGCCCGAGGGACCACCCATGAAGGTTCCCAGGGCTGCCTCGTAGCGCGAGTAAGGCCCGCTCGGGACCGTGGTCTTGACCAGCGCCCAATAGAACTCTTGGTTCTCGAGCTTCATTGCGTGAGTTCCTTGAAGAACAGGTCGAAGAAGTCCGCAGGGACCCACGACTCATGGTTGTTGTACGAAGGGATCACGACCTTGTATCCCGGGATGTTGTTGCGGGCCTCGGGTGTCGCTTGGCAGAAGTAGCCGCCGTAGAATGTCTTCAGACTGCTCACAGCACTTCCTCTAGAGTGTCGATGGCCGCGAGGAGGTCCAGGTAGACCTCGTCAAGCGGACGGTCCAGGACTGCTCCCGTGGCCTCGAGGACCATGAGTTCCTCGTTGAAGCTGTCGACCACGATGCGCTCTTCTCGGGTCGGCTCGCGGCGCTGCTGTTGCACTGCCTGCATGAGGGCCGTAAGGACCACGGCCTTCAGCATTACTTTCGTTGCATTCATTTCTCTTCTCGCTTTACGTACAGTATTTGGCCGTGGATGGCCGCGCCAGCCTCGACGAAGCTCTTCGCTTCCGCTCGGGCGGTCTTGAGTTGATCTTTCAGGATTTGAATCTGGGCCTCGAGGACCGCCACCTTGTCGTAGGCGTCCTGGGCCAGCACGTACTCTCCCTGGGAGTCCGGGTGGACGTCCTGGTGGTAGGCGTCGAACCGCTTGAATACGGTGCTCACTTGTTCCCCCACTTGCGATACTCGGCGTCACACTCTTGGTGCGCCTTCTCGATGCGGATCTTCAGGTCCGCGCGGGCTGCGTCGGACAGCTTCGGCCCCATCTCGCGCAGGTAGAGCATCATGGTGCCCAGGGTGCTAGAGGGGGACACCCGCGTGCCCTTGTAGTACAGGTTGTTCATTGGGTGTCCCCAGGTTGGTTGTTATTCGCCGCAATCGCTAAGAGCGTCCAGCATCCCGCGCCGGTACTCGCCGTACGCATCGGTCCCATAGTCGTACGGGTTGTCACAGAGTTCGAATCCCATGAGGGCCTCCTCGTAGCCGATCGAATACGGACACTCGATCATGCTTTCACCGGGTAGAGTTGGTTCAGGTGCTCGATGGTCGCCTCGACTTCAGCGAAGGCCATGCGGGTCGCCCCCTGGTAGCTCTTGGGCGCTTCGTTTAACCGGCGATCCGGGTCGAAGCCGCAGAGTGGGCGGTTGTCGATCAGCATCCCAGTGGCCTCAGCGGTCAGCAGGATGTTCGTGCAGGCCCGTACGGCCCCGAGGTGATGGACCAGTTCCTTGGAGTCCACACGCTCCCCGGAGACCCACTGGCCGAGGTGGCGAAGCACGGCACCTACGTAAGTCATCGCCTCGACTTCGGTCTCGAGGTAGTTGTTGCAGCCGTACTTGAGCTTCCCGCTATGCAGCGCCGCCGATTCGTGCAGTTGGGCGATCATGTGGATCAGGTGCAGGGGCGGCTTCTTGTCGCCGTAGAGTTGCTTGGGGTTTGCAGGCTTCGCCACTTCCGCAGCCGGGACGTGCTCGACCTTAACCACGCCCATGCCCTTGAGTAGGGCTTCCTCGATGGCCTTCTGGAACCCCTCGTTTTGATGTGTGTGGTTTTGCCAGTAACTCTGGTCTGGGTTATTCCACGGCTGTTGAGGGTTGTACCAGCCTGGATGCTTTACGGAGTCCAAAGTTTCACCTCGTTGTTTTCGAAGTCCCAGTCCTCAGCGCGGAGGATGCGGGCCATTCGTGCGTTCATGATTGCGTCCTCCTCAGTGAGTCCAGCCTTGAGGTACGCGTCGACCACGGTCTTCCAAACTGCACCGTGCTTGTCCAGGAGCTTCGTTGCGGTCACCTTGCCGATACCGGGGCATCCACCGTAGCCGTCCGTGGCATCGCCCATCAGGGCCTGCATCAGGAACTGTCGGTTGCCTTCGGCCTCGTTCGACTCGACCCATTCGCCCTCGAGCTTCTGGTTGAGGTGGTAGGTGCGGCAGGGGATCGTGAAGAGATCCTTGTCCATGGTGGCCGGGAAGGCCTTGCCGTGGAACTTGGTCGCCAGGATCCCCATGCAGTCGTCAGCTTCGAGCTGGTCCTTCTCGAAGAAGGGGTAGGTTTCCTTGGCCCAGTCCTTCAGGGCACCGTAGCCCACCGGCTTCGGGCCACGCTTCGACTTGTACAGGGGGTTGAGCTTCTTGCGGTAGTTGTCGCGACCGCTGAAGCACAGCTTGAAGTCCGAGACGCCAGAGCCTTCGATGACCTTGTCCAACCACTCCTGGAAGCGCCGCTTGCCCTTGGCGAAGTCGAAGTAGTAGGACCAGGTGTCCTCGTCCCACTCGATCTCCTCCTGGGCACTGGCGCACGACGAGAATGCCGTGATGTCCGCGTCAATTAGCAGCATCGACCGCCTCCAGGCTCTTCGTGACCTTCACGCGGTAGTCAGCGACCAGCACGGTTTCCCAGATGGAGAACGTCTCGCCGTCCTTGCCATGCAGGATCGCTGCCTGCTCGGCTGCGGCCACGCTCGGGTACTCCGTGGTGCCGATCTGGGTGCCCACGCAGATGCGATAGGTCACCGGGCGTGCCTCGGGTTCCTGCTCGACCGCTTGGACTTCCTGGACTTCCTCTACCGGAGCGTGCTGCAGTTCGGTAGGTCCGAAGATGCCCCTGATGCCCCCGTCACTAACACAGGTGAGGTCACCGTCTTCCCACACCTGGTCCACGGTCAGCGTGCCGTCAAAAGGGCGTCCATTGCCTTGGTATTCCGGGGCAATCACGCGGTCACCCACGCGGAACCCATCCGCCTCGAGTTCCGCCGGGTAGAAGTCACCCGGGGCACCATTCGGAGCCTCTACGCCCACGCGGCCAGCATGGGTGTAGCCTTCGGTGTCGACCACCAGGCGGTCATGGAAGGCGCTCGGGTGAGTGCCCTTGACTTCGGCCTTCAGGCGCAGCTTGTCGCCTACTTTGAATTGCTTTGCGTTCATTTTCTCTCTCGCTTTTTGGGGTTCTGCCGACTCTTGGACTCGGCGTTGAGGACCTCGAGGCCCTTGGTCGTGAGGTGCCACCGGTTGGTGAACTCAGCCCACTCGACCATCGTTGTGATGAAGCCAAGGCTTGCGGCCATGGCAATGTCGATGGCGGCCGCCCGGGCGAAGTTGCCCTTGACGTACACCGGTGCGTTGCGGCACTCCAGAAGGACGTGCATAAGATCTGTCTGCCCCATCAGTGGCACTCCGCCCAGTCCTTGCCGATCTTGAATTCGGCACCGACAGGACACCTAAATTTAAAGAACTCGCCAGCACGCGCTGCGCACTCGACGACCATCTCTCCGAACTGCTGCTCGAGGCCCTCGCGGACTGCGAACTGCATTTCATCGTGGATGAAGCCCATGAGGGTCCAGTCACCGTCCCACCCGTAGCGCAAGCCACGGCGTTCGGCTTCCTCGAAGACCTCGATGACCCACCGCTTCGCGATAGCAGCACCAGCGCCCTGCAGGAGGGTGTTGAGCGCAGCGTGTGCGGAGCGGATCGTCAGGCGTCGACCGTCCAGGCCCAAGATGTAGCCTTCGGTCTTCGCCTTCTTTTCCACAGCGTCCTTGAGTTTCCCGAGGGCCGGGAGGGATGCGAGGAACTTCTCTTTGAGCACCTTACCGGCTGCTCGGCCCTTACCGATGATGGAGCCGATCTTCTCGTCTCCCGCACCGTAAAGGAATGCATCGAAGTGTTCAGGCAGGTTCGCTACTCCTGCCCCGCGCCACTACGCGCAGCTACACGTCACCGTGCAGTCCAGACTATCTCTTCACCCTACAGTAGTAGGGGCTGTGCGCTTCGATCCGCTTGGATCTACTCCCTTTCGGGATAGTCGTTGCACCTTCCTTGTGAGCCTCAACATGATCTGGAGGCTCACAAGGCTTGGCTCAGGATTGTCTCGATGAGATGTTCCCTGAGTTCACACAGTTTTAATCGAGGGGTTGCCCCCAAGTCATCCCAATGAGATGAAGGTTTTTGCGTTGTCGCGGGTCGGGAGGCCTGCAGCGTTCTGGTTCTCGGTGTGGATGTCGCCTTCGAGAATGATCTTCCCGTAGGCCCCGCCGTCCCAGCGACTCATGAAGTGCGCAAGGCACCGAAGCTCGATACCCGACAAGTCAGCACCGACTTGCTTGAAGCCCTTTCGGACGTGGAACAGTGCCCGGCATTCCCTACCGTGTAGCGCACGGACACTTGGTACCTGAGAGATGTTCGGGGCCGCGTGGGTGCATCGTCCGGTCACCGCGCCGTTCGTGTTGATCGACCCGTGGATGTGCCCGTTGCGCTCGAGCTTTAGCCACGCCTGGTCGCCTTCAGCGATCTGACCGACACGCTTCTCGAGCAGGAAGTAGTCCGCCAGGATCTGCGCTTCCTCGTAGGGCAACTTCTTCAGGATGTCTTCATCGATCTTGGCCTTGCCGCTCTCGGTGAACTCCTTAGGCTCCCAACCGTACTTGAGCTTCAGGCGTTGGGCGATCTGATCGCGGCTCCCTGGGTTGAACTCGAGGACCTTGGGCTTCAGGGGCTTCCCTGTCTTCTCAGAGACCCTCTCGATCACCAAGGGAGGGAAGGTCGCCATCATCTTTGCGCGGATGGCGTCCCGCTCTTGGGCCAGCTTCGCGTACAAGGACACCGCAGCTTCAACATTAAAGGGCCACCCGCTGCGGGTCATCATGGAGCAGTAGTGGCGTGCTTTGTGCTCCATCTCTACCGCAAGGTCGGAGTACTCGAGCTTCATGAGGTGGTCATACAGAGCCTCCGTCACATCTACGTCGAGTTCACAATACGCCCCCATTTCGGGGCTGTACTCCTTCCACTCGAGGCCCTCGGGGTAGTTCTCCTTGCCCCATGCCGCAATCCACTTCGCCTTGTCCTCGTCGGTGAGCTTGGCGAACTTCTTCGGCTCGTCGTGTGCGAGTTCTTCCGAATAGTCATGCCACGCCGATGGGCCGAAGTCGTCGATCCACTTCTGCTTGAAGTCGTCTGCGTATTCGCCCTTCAAAAGTCCAAGCCGCATCCCCCACGCCTCAAGGGCGTGAGAACCAATGCGCTTGCTCGGTAGCTTCCCCGCTTTGATGAAAGCCCCGTCCCGGTTGAACATGTCGCTGAAGAAAAGGCGTGAGAGGACAAGGGTGTCCACTACGTTAGCAAGCGGCACTTGGAACCACGGGAAGAACTTGGTGATGAGGGGTAGGTCGTAGTCGATCACATTGTGCCCGACCACCTTGCCTTCCTCGCCCAGCTTCATCAGCAGGCGAACGCCTTCTTTGATGTTCCCCGCAGCGGTCGTGAAGAGTTTCCTCTTCGCGAGTTCGCGGCACTTGAGCGAGAGGCAGTGAATCTGTGTTGCATTATTCAAGAAGCCGTCTGCTTCAAGGTCAAAGAAAGTCGTTCGCATTGCAGTCCTAAATGTTAATGGCGAGCAAATTCACCGTGTAGTTTCTCTCTGGCACTCTGTACTGCTGCCGCAGCCTCCTCAGCCGTATCAACCGTCCCTGTCAGCAGTGTGCGTCCTACATACACTCGCCAGCGCCAGCGGCCGCTTCTGACCTTGCTGATGCCTTTGATGCCGGAGGTAGAGCTAGACTTGGCCTTACTGTTGAATGCGTTTTGAGCGGATGTTGCCGGGCGAATGTTGTGGAACCCGTTACAGTCCGTAGCTCCATTAACATGGTCCAGCAGGGGAGGTGGGGTTTCTCCTGTGACCCACATCCACGCCAGGCGATGCGCCCCATATACTTCCCCGTCGATCTTTATCTGCCTGTGTCCCCAGGTGTCAATGGATCCGGCAATGGTCCCAGCCTTTGCAGACCCGCCTCGCCACATCTTCCAGTAGAACCTGCCGGTGACCACCTCGTAATGCAGGAGGTCCCGCAGACGTTCGACGGTCAGTTCGGTCATGTCAGGCCTCGAGGCGGTTCTTGAGGATTGCGAGTAGGGCTACCTGCGCCGCACGGTCCAACTCGATGACGACCGTGTCGCAATACTCTTCCTGGATCAGATACAGGTACGGGTCCTCGTTGACGAACTTGCCGATCTGGAGGTTCTCGTCCTGGTACAGGGTGACCTGGTTGGGACAGTCTTGCGTGGTGATCTGGTTAAAAGCCATGTCAGCCCTCGAAGCGCTCGATAAGGAGCAGGTAAAGTTGGTACTGCGTGGGGACGTCAAGTACCACAAGGTCCCACTCGTCATCGTCAGTAGGGTCGTTTTGGTAGATCGCGAGCGCTGAGGCGTCCACGCAGCCGGGGACTACCCGAGTAAGTGCAGGCCCTGCAGCCGTATCGGCGTGCATTAGGACCAAGGGTTGTTGGGGTTCAAAATCCATATGCTTCCTCGGGGGTAGATTCGGGGGCGAAGGCCTCCGTATCGAAGAGGAGACCTGTCGTGGTGTCGTATCCCAGGGGCAGGGTCTTACCCGTTGCCTGGCCGGTGTTGCGATCCTTGATGACGCGGAACGTGGTGATGCGACTCTCCTCGTCCTCTCCTTGCGTATTTCGTTCAAGGCCGAACATAAAATGACTCCACATCCCGATGGCGTTGGAGCCTCGGAACTGCGTCTGCTTCACTCGACCGCCTTCCTCGTGCGGAGGGCCGTCCTTGGGACGCGTCAAGTGGGAGATGAAGTGGAGGTAAATCTTCAGCTCGAGTGCGAGTGCCGCAAGCTCGGCCATGATCTGGTCCAGGCCGCGTCGCTCGTCCTCTACGTTCGCTGCTAGCGCAGTCAGGTGATCCAGGTAGATCGACTTGCAGCCGAGGCCGTGGACCATGTAGCGGATCTTCGCCTTGACCACTTCCCAGTCGGCAGCGCCGAACGAGTCATAGAGGTGCAGGCGGTCACCCTCCGAGATAACCTCGAGAGCGGCCCTACGTTCCTCCACAGTGGCCTTGCGGGGTACGTGGAGCACCTTACCTACCGCCTTGCCTGCGATCCGCCTGGCGGTCTCTTTAATCGGCTGCTCGAGGTAGATCACGCCGACGTTCAGCTTCAGCTTCAGGAGGTCGAATGCGATCCCTTGGGTGAACCAGTCCGTCTTGCCGATCCCAGTCCCCGCCCCGAAGGCATAGCACTCACCCTCGCGGCGACCGTACGTCAGCTTCGTGAGCCGGTCGTCCCACCACGGTGCACCATCGGGGATGTCCGCAGCCGCATCCGCAGCCACTTCGCTGATCGACTTGATACCATCGGGCCTATAAGCCTTGGCGTTCCAGATAGCCTGGATCACTTCGGCACCTTGGCCCTCCGCGAGACACTTGTTGGCGTCCTTGTGGGGCAGGGAGGCGATCTTCGCCTTGCCAGGGCCGAACATCTCCGCAACTTCCTTCGCTGCGGTCTGGCCCGGCTCGTCCATGTCAAACATCAGGATGATTTCGTCGAACTGCTGGAAGAAGTCCATCTGACGTGCGATGTCTTTCTTTGCTGCCTTCGCGCCATTGGGCACGGAGACCACGGGCCACTTGTTGCCCTGTAGTTGGGAGACCGTCAGGCAGTCGATTTCGCCCTCGGTCACCACCAGCTTCTTGCCCTTAGACCAGAGGTTCTGGCCGAACATGGGCGGGTGCTTGGCGTCCCCGAGGAACTTGAAGTCCTTGCTGGAGTCTCGGGTCTTTACTGCCACTACTTGGTTATCACGAAGGTACGGGTACATGTGGACCGTCTGGTCCCCTAATGCCCCTACGCGGACACCGAAGAACCGGCAGGTATCTTCGTTGATCCCACGGGCACGAAGCCCGCTTACGTCCGCTCTGGCATAGAAGTCCAGGTTGTCTGCCACTTTCTTCCTTCCTATCGTTAATGTTTCGCCATCCCCGCGCTCGAAGTGGCCACACGAAAAGCAGTGGGAGTGCCCATCGGAGTACAGAGCATTGGCATCGCTCGAGCCGCACTCGTCGCACGGCCCCTTGCGGATCAGTGTGGATTCTTCGTGGTTCATCGGTTAGGGAAGAGCTTCTCTTTCAGGGTGGGTTTCGCTTGCACGAACCAGCGGGCCTCGAGGCCGCACAGGGTCGCGTCTTTCCTACGGTCTGCGGGGTCTCCAGAGATGCCTATTTCCCGTCCTGAGACCGGGTCGCATAGTTGGGGTCCAGGAGTGAAGTAGCAGGTCTTCCAGCCGCCTATGTACACGCCCATGGAAGGCACGCTCACTGGGTCGAAGGAGTCGAAGTGCTTGCAGTCCTTGCAGAACTTCATGTCAGTCGAGGTTCCAGGGTGTCTGGATGCCTGCTTCGTCGAGTTCGTCTTCGAGTTCCCAGAGGACCTGAGCTTCGAAGACCGACAGGTTGAGTGCTACGCGCACTTCCGGCTTGTACGTGTCCAGCAGGATCCCCCGCAGGACGACTGCGGTGTCCAGGGGCATCGTGGCTTTCACGTTGCCGTTCTTGGTGTGTTTGACTTTCATTGCTTTTCCTTGGCGTTCAGGGCCTCGACTATTGCCTCCGCAGCCTCGCGGCGGAAGCATGTGGTCAACTTCTTGTCTAGCTCGTCGACGACTGCGTAGTCATTGCAGCAGCAGGTCTCGGGATGGCAGCGACAGTGGTTGATGACTACGCGGTACGGCATCAGAACTTCTCCGGGGTCCCAAGCACGTACCGGCAGTAACGCTGGCCGGTCACCGGGTGCTTGCGCAGGCTCGAGTGGATGTTGTAGCCGTGGTCGCGCAGTTCCGTGACGCGGCGGGTGAGGGACTGAATGCTGTGGTCCATAATGGCCTCGCGCTGGGTGATCGAACCTGCAGTGCGCAGGTGTTTGAGCAGTTGCTGGGTCTGGGTCATTTACTCTCTCTCTTTGGTTCTGCTAACCATTCGAGCGGTATCAATTTATCCGCGTACGGGTAGCCGTTCTTAATGCACCAGGATGCGTAGGTGGATTTGGAACCCTTGTACAACGGGCTGGAACTTCGGGTAAAGACGAAGCGTACGTCGAGGTGCGGGTGGGCCTTCTTGACTGCTAGGTGCTTGCTGCGGTCCTCGGATGTGAAAAGGCCCTTTCCCTCCACGATGATCCCGTTGGGGAGTTGAAAGTCTGGGCGGTACTCGTGCTCGATCTGGTACTTCAGACGGAGCTTCTCGTACTCGTACTCGACAGCCAACTCCTCAAGTTGCGCAGCGATCTTGTCTTCCAGACCACTGCGCAGCTTCGCCTTCACCTTGACCACCTGATTCTTCTTGGAGAACCAGTTGGCCTTTGCGGCTCGGGCACGGATCTTCATCAGAAGTCGACCGGGCCTTCCGACTGCTCGCCGGATTCGTCGCTCGAGTCGCTGTCGTTGAAGTTCGCCGGTTCCGAATTGTCGGCCACGTAGCCGTCATCGTCGCCTACCGACTCGTCACCGAAGCCACCACCACCGCCCTCGACGAGCTTGATGATCTGGACGTCGTTCAGGTAGGCCGTAACGCCACCACCGAAGCCCTCGTAGCTCGAGAAGGCACCCTTGACCTTGATGGTCGAGCCAGCGATGCGCTGCAGGCCTTCCGTGTTGCGGATCGGGTTCCCTTTCGCATCAAAGAGCTTCGGCTTCTTCTTGCTCTTGAACGTGAAGGTGACCGTGTCGTCATCGTTCTCGACGAACGGCATCTTGATACCTTCCGGCATCACGACCTTCCTGGTCTTCTTGTCGAGCACCGCCAGTTCGTTGGCTTCTTCACGCGCCAGGTCCATGAGGGACTCGGCTTGCGCTGCCGGGATGGTGATGCTCGTCTTGTACTTGCCCTCGGCATCGAACTTGGTGTCCGGAGTGACGAGGTTGGAATAGCCTGCAGCGCCCTTCGGCGTCGTGAAGTTTTTCATGAAGTGTGGTTCTCAGTCGTTGAAGTAGGGGTCTTGCGGGACGAAGGCGTTGTAGCCCTCGAGGGTGTTGAGGTCGTAGCCAATCGACATGAATCCGACTGCTACATCGAGCGGCATCGGGTCATCCATGCCGAACTGGTCTGCGTCCATCGTGTGTGTCCTGTCAGTGCTTGGCGGCTTCGATGCAGAAGGCCGTGTGCTGGCGGTCGGTGCCCGAGAAGGCGCACTCAACAGCAGCGGGGTTAGCGGCCTTTGCCACCACAGAGGTCTCGAGGTAGTTCTGGTGAGCCGTGCAACTGGCTACCGACACTACGAGGGTGCAGAACGCTGTCGCTAGGCAGCGGAGGAGGGTGTTGTCGTTATCCATCGTGTTATCCGTTAAAGGTTGTACAACATAGTGTTGTACAGAAAAAAGGGGAAGAGGCTTTCTTAGGATGGTGTCGATTAAATCAACCGGGCCGAATCCAGTGGGGCCTTTCTTAGGATGGTGTCGATTAAATACAAAAAGGCCCCGTAGGGCCCTGTGTGCTGTCGTGTTGTACAACCGGATCACGCAAAAGCGTAGGCCGATCTCTTTACGTCGTCGAGGTTCAGCGTGCCTTTCTCAGGGATCCCGAGCTTCCCCAGGTCCTGCATGGACTTCTGGAGCTTCTTCATCACGTCCGCAGACTCGCAGGCGGTGACCAGCTCCATCAGGTCCTCGACCGCGTTCGACAATACCTCGTTGAGCGGCTCGTTGTGCTCGTACAGTTCGACGAACGCTTCACGGATCAGTGCGTTGAACTTCGGCATCTGATTGGGCAGGGCAGCGAAGCTATCGTGGATCAGCAGGAAGTCGTTGATGTCGTTGTCGACCGCCTTGAGCACCACGGCCATCAGGTGAGCCGAGTCCAGCGAGTGGACGAAGTTCGGGGCGATGGAGTTGCGCTGCTTGTGCTCGAGCAGTTCCTTGGACATCCCCACGGTGATCTTGGGGGTGTACGTGGTCGGCACGGACAAAGCACGGTTCCACAGCGTCGTTTGCACGCGCTTCGTGTTCGGCTTGTAGTAGGCGTTCTCCACGGGGAGACCCAGGGGAGTGATCCAGCGAACCGGCAGGTTGTGACGCGCCAGGATGCCCGCAACCTTCTGCAGCCATTCCATCGCATCAGCAGCAGCCTTCACGGTCTCCTTCACCGCGAACATGATGTGCGCAGCGAGGTAGTGCGCAGCCGGGACTTGCGTGGCCCACTCGGTGCCGAAGATCTCACGGCCCTTGCCTTCCACGTCTATGATGTCCTCGACAAGCTGGTCCGCGAAGCCCTTCTGCTTGCTCCCATAAACAAAAGTCATGGTCGCACGCTTGGCCACCTTGCGGTCGATGCCGTAGGCGATCCACTTCTGGGCGAACTCGGCCTTCTCCGGATCCGTGAGGTCAGCCTGGACCAGCGGCAGCACGATGGAGGCCACCTTGCGGTAGACGTCCTGCGGCAGTTCCGAGGGCAACAGGTTCACGTACGAGCCACCTTCCGGATCCCGAAGGAGCGCCGAGAAGTGCTGCAGGCCCGAGCACGAACCGTCGACCGCGACCGGGATATGGCAGACGTAGCCCGTGGGGTCGTTGAAGTACCCCTGGAGCGCCAGGCAGGCAGCCAGGAAGCAGAACGGGCTGTCGGCACCCTTCCAGAGTTCCAGGGAGGCGATAGGGTCCTCAGCGATGGCGCGGACCATCCACAGGTTCGCATCGGTCCACTGAACGCGGGCATCGTGGGCCATCTTGTCGACAGCTACACCATCCACCTTGAATGCACCCGTGGTGGCCACATGCCACTTGAGCCAGTAGACGCCGTCCGCGTTCAGCACCTCACCGCGAGCCAGTTCGTACAGGCCCTTGGCGAAGTCCGCACGCTGGTGGTTGAAGCCAGGCTTGGCATACACGCGACCACGCCAGTCCAGAACATGCGGCTGGAAGAAGGCGGTGCCCACGTAGTTCTTCGCCTCAGCAATCACCGCACGGATGGCGTTGCGCTTCGCACGGACAGCGCTGTTGTCCTTCAGGCGCTTGGAGACTTCCTTGCCTTCCATGCCGTGGTCCTTCGGGATCGCCAGGGGGAGACCAGGGACCTTGCCGACCGCGATGCCCGAGGCAAAGCAGTGTTCAAGGGTCTCGAGGACCTTCTGGTTGATCATGAGGGGCACGTCCTGGACTGCGTTCAAGGCACGGATGAAGGGCGCGTTGGCCTTCGCGGCTGCGTCGACCAGGCTTCGCTGCTTGCGGTTCGGGGTGACCATCAACTGCACCGTGCGGGCAACCCGCTGGTCGTTGTAGGCTCCCGTGTTGAAGTCCGTCCACGGGTTCGGGCGGGTGACCATGGGTTGGTAGACCGGGTGCATCCACTGCTGGATCTCGGCCATGCTGTCCATCTCAGACTGCGCCGACTCGGTGAACTGGAGGATCGACGAGCCTTCTGCCGAGTTGCCCTCGACCGTGTCGAACATGTCCAGCACCGGCAGGATGATGTTGATGATGCCCATGCCAACCTTGATCAGGTCGTCGTGGTTCTCCCACACATCCGCAGCGGCCAGGATCTGCTCACCCTTCTGCTTACCGGCACGCGCCGAGGTGACCTTGCGACCGACCAGCTTCTTCAGTTCGGCGTTGTTCGTCGCCTTGGCCTGCTCCGCGAGCTTCTGCACGGCCATCTCGGCCTCGCACTCGAAGCCCAGGGCCTGCGCCGAGGTGACGATGGGGTACACGTTCGCGGCACCATTGAAGATCAGCTTCAGGGCCATCGCCGCCAGGAGGTCATGGTCGATGGACTTGAGCGCCGCAGCGTGCGGAGCAGGGCGACCACGGCCCTTGGCAGCCTCGGCAGCCGCAGCGAGACCGATGGCAACCACGGACTTCTGGAATGCTTGGGCGAACAGTTTGCCTTGAGGGCGGCTGATGTCACCGTCACGCAGAGCACGCTCGTTCTGGTCGGCGTAGCGTTGCTGGCCGCGCTCGATCATCGACGCTTCGAGATCAGCCTGGCGGGCGTAGTTCAGGTCGAGGTCTTGCAGGTTCATGAGGTGCTCCGTGTGGTTGCGCTGAAAGAGATGACAATATAGCGCATCGGTATGAGTTATGCAACACGAGGTTGTACAAAAAGAGACACAAGGGCCTCAGCGCCCCCTGTCGTAGGATGGTGTCGAGTTATTGCAACCCCCTTGTTTTTCCTAAGGAATTCTTGGAGAACATCCAAAGTGAATTAGTCGACACCATCCTAAGAAGGCCCCCTCAGGGGAGACCACAGAACCATTTGGGACCCCTTGGAACCCCTTCGGGGGAGACCAGATTGAATTAGTCGCCACCATCCTAAGAAGACCCCAGTTATGGGGGTAGGGGGTCCTTAGAGACCCTAAGTATCCTAAGGTTATTCTTAGGACCATAGAACCTGAGAGTTGTTTTTCATATGATTGTTGTTCTAGGTATCCCTCGGTGTTCCTTGGGTACCTTTGGATCACCACGAGAGTCCCCAGGACCCTATACACACCGAGGCGACACAGCGCCTAGAGCAGACCCATACAAGGTCACCTCGGACACTAAGGGACTCCCGTGGTGACCTTTTTCCTGTGTTACATCGTACAACACAGCACAGTGTCGTACACCGTAAATCACCTGTCCGTAACTGGGCGGTACCCTGAAGTGCGGTGGAGAAGTCCCTCGGGAATAACGAGGGCAGAGTGGTGGCTGCAGCGTGACGACACGGGCACCTTCATCACGCATCGGGTGGAAGCCCCGAACCACTTCAGTTTCCTCTACAGAATCTTCAGTAGATACCGTAAACTCCTGGTACACCACGGAACACCAAAGGTCACTGGGGAGACCAACATGCACTTCATCATCGGCTTCGTTCTACTCGTCCTGGCCTTCGGGTTGTTCCCGAGGGTAGCCCTGGCCTTCACGGTCCTGGGGGCCGCAGGTATCGCAGCGTTCTTCGCTGTGCTCCACTTTCTACCCTAGCCCTCCCATACCAGCCGGGAGGGTCCCCAAGACCATGGTGCAACGCCATGGCCTCGTCTACCTGCAATAGGTAGGCTCGAGCGTGCCCTTTCGATTGTTCGGCCATCCACCGTAACCGGATACTCTCTCTCGCTCCCGAGAGGGCACCCTCAAGCCAATTTTCCAGCAACGTGAAAATGGTCTTTTCCCAAAGGGCCAAAGAATTTTTACGGGGGCCTACTTTCGTAGCCCTAAATTTCTGGATTTTCCCCTACGGCCTCACGCTCTGCCCTCAGGGGTACCGTGGGGTTATCCTTCCAGTTCTCAGCCCGCCTCGGGCACACCCCCTCAGATCACCGGAATTCACCCCTCGTCGTGCGGCACCGAGCGTCACCGAGACTCACGGCAGGCGTCAGGCACCCTCCGAAGCACGGATAGGGTTTGCAATGCCTCCAATGGCCCGCCATGCCCCTGCTAGGGGGTGGCCTGTGGGGTAGTAGCCAAACCATCGGCAGGCCCTCAGAATGGCTGTAAGCACGCCTGTGAAGCTTAATCGCCATTCGCTTCCTCGCTTGTCTACAGGCCCGTAGAACGGCCCGCAGTGTGCCAAGCTATGTCGGCACCTCCAGACCATCACGAACCCGTTAAACGGCCCTGTAGATACCCTGCATCACGTATGCACGAACGAACTCCTACAGCCCTGAGGATTCCCAGGGTCTGAGGAGTACAGACGAGTGCCTACAGGCCCGCATAGGGCCTTTCTTTCTAAACCGTCGACAAATAGCAAAAGCCCCGCGTATTGCAGGGCCTCAGCTATTGACCGTCATGGCCGCGAATGATCCGGATGTTTCCAGGTAGTTCTATGGTGACTTTGCCTCCCATGGTTGACGATAGCTCCAATGCTAACGCCTGGGTCAGCGCGTGGACTAACTCAGGCGTAGGACGGATTGCCCTGGCGTATGCCTCCAGGGCTTGTGATACGGGTTTAACGCTGGGTCGCATTCGGTGCATACGTCTGGAACGTACCGTTAGAGTAGCTCGCACCTTGCAGTCCGGACGTTACCCGCAACACTTGCAACGCGTGGATGATTTGGTCTAGGGTCACGCTGACACCTCGACGACAAACAGAACAGGGTTTGCTGCGTCAGTGTCCCGCGCGACAGCCGCAAGGGCCAAGGGCAGATACGCAAGATGCTTCCACACGGTGAAGTCAGCACGAAGGATTTTGTACGTTTTCATAGCACGCTCACAGAAAGATAGTCAGCACAATCCCAGCGCATCCCGCAAGGCACAAGAGAACAGCCGAACCGAAAAGGATGGCTGCAGGGTCGATGCGATTAGCGATCACGCGTACACCCAGCCATCGTCACCCGCGTACAGGCACACTTCGCCGTAGGGCTTGCAAGCTTCCGACAGAGCTTCGCCAACAACACCCAGTCCACGGTCCCAGAATCCCGCACCATGCCCGTGACGGGTCAGCCAGAAGTAGTGACCAATCTGTTCATCAGACAGTCCGGAAGAATCCAACAGGGCAGCATTCGCTTCCACGAAGTCCCGCACATCCTCGGTGGACTCTTTGAGCAGTTCAGGCGAAACGTCATCGACCGTGAAGACTGCGTCCAAGGGTGCCCCATGTTCATCGGTCGATGACCAAAGAGCAGCGACGAGGTAATGACGGGTGATGAAAGCGATGTTTCTTTGCATGATGGTTCTCTGTTGGTTATCCCTAGACCCCTTGCGGGGTTTCGCCCTCTTAGGGCTCTTCAGTAGGGCTTGTTTAACTCTGTGGCTTTGTCCCGTGCTTCTTTCATCGACTTATAGCCAAAGTAATAAACGCGGGTCTTTGTATCCAATACAGCCGGTTTACCCTTGTATGTGGTAGCGATAAACATTCTGTTTCCCCTTGGTTCGTTTGGTTATCCCTAGACCCCTTGCGGGGTTTCGACGTCTCATGTCTCATCAGTAGGGCTTTGAGTGCCGATCACCAATCACGATGACCGGCGGATGACTCTTCTATTCATGGTTGCTCCTGTACCACAGGGTATGGTGTTGTACAAAAACGCTCACGAGTTGGCGTTAGTACACGTCCACGTTTCCCCATTGAACTCGAATTCGTACATGTCCCCATTCAGGCGACAGTCTTGGGCGAAAGAGTCATAGTCGATGTAAGCGCGAACGCGCTCAGGAACGTCCGACAGGTAGAGTTCGTCGAAGAGGTCTTCCGCAGCCTCTTTCAGTTCGCCTTTGAACAGGCTGACATCATCGATATTACGTACGCCACCGCCACAGGTCGACAAGGCCTCTTCAAGGTCCTGTCCATTCACGCTGACCAGGTAGAACAACGCCACCTTCTCCCAGTATTTCAAGCCTTCCACCTCATCAAACCAGAATTCCAGGTTCGATTGGTCAACCTTGCACGCTGCGAACAGTTGAGCGTCCGGACCGTCGATGAAGTCGATCATGAACTCTTCCACGGGCGCACCGTGGGCATCACGCAGGGCTGCTGACTTTTCCGTGAACTCTTCGAAGGTCTCGAAGTAGAAACCAGATGCATCCATGTTGTACGGGTTAGCGAAGAGTCTGTTGATCGTTGCGTTCATTTTGTTTTCCCTTGGATTCGTTGAGATTCGTTAGTGTTCGTTGCTGCTTAGAAGTACATGCCACTGAAGATGCGTGCGGCGAGGATTCGCAAGGTTTCCCACTGGATCACTTCGCACAGTTCATTAGCTGCGTGGCGGCTGCGCACTTCGTTAAGCTTGGTTGCTGTCTGGCTCATGTTCATTCTCCAGCGTACGCAACATGAAACACCTTTGCCTTGATAGTCCCGACAGAGTACACCTTGTCGCGACAGGCAACCTCAGCGTACTTACGCGCTGAAATCTTGATGCACCGTGCGAAGAAACTATTATGTGCGCGGTTATCCGGGTCGATCCAATCGAACGTATGTCCGACTGAGAGATCACCGAAGACTACGGGTTTAGCTTGTCCCATCTTTTGCTCCTTGGTTGCATTGGTCGCGAGCTTTTCATCGTTGACCGACACATCACACAGTACATCACCACTAGGCAGACGCAGGTCGATGTGCATCGAACCCTGCAGGGATTCCACTGTGCATTCGATCCGGTCGAACACTACGCGCTGACCTACGCGCATCGGGTTGGTTTGGTTCGTCATCTCGTTACTCCTTTGTGTTCGTTGCTGCGATGGATGAACTATAGCAAAGCGTTTTGAGTTGTACAAGTAGGTACAGCAAAAAGATTCGTCTGCCTGTCGAAAACACGCAACGGTCATTCCCAGGCAACCATTTTTAACCCTCGGTGCCCCTGTATCCCCCACACCACGCACGCATCACTAGAGGGATCACCACAGGCACCATCGCACCACTGGATCACCACAGGCCCTAAACGCCTGCGGATCACGCCTTATTCCATGCCCGTCAGATAGCCCATCTGATCGAATCCGTTAAGAATCAATGGGTTGCAAGGGCAAGGCACACGGCGCGGCTCGAATCCCCCGCCAGACAGTACCCCCCATGCGCCTTTTGGAGGCCTTTCCAAAACTCCGGTAAAGCCTCAGCCGTTGTTGTTGTTGTTGAGGATTGCTGAGTGGTGGCTTCCGCCCAAAACACAGACCCCCCTAGGGTCCCCGCCGGGTCCTCAAGTGACCCCGTCCCCAATTTCCCCAAGTACCCCCGGTACCCCCGGGGTGCCCCCAAAGTTGTACAACCTAGCCCCATGAAGAACGTCCTCAAGTACCAGGCCCACCCCTGGGGCCGCGAGGTGTGGTTCACACAGGACGACACGGCCCTCAAGGCCCTTGGGAAGAAGTTCGATCTCAACCTCGACCTCGAGGGGTCCCTCGGCCTCTGCTGGGGTACCTCGACCCGGGTGATCGTCATCTGGGTGCGGCCTGGGTCCGATGTGTCCGTGCTTGTCCATGAGTGCTGCCATGCGGCCCTGGACATCCTGGACTACGCAGGCATGAACCCGGCCCACGCCAATGGTGAACCCATGTGCTACACGCTCCAGCGAATGATTGAACAGTTCGCTCCCCACCTCATCCCCCCTCAGAACTCCTAACGTGCCCCTGGGGCACATACCCCCATGGCACTCGAAACTGGCACATACATCTCGGACCTGGTAGCCACCAACCCGGTTGGCTCCGATCCCATTGCGTACGCAGACGATCACCTCCGTCTCATCAAGTCGTCGCTCCTGGCTACCTTCCCCAATGTCAAGGGAGCGGTCTCCGCTACACACGAAAACCTGTCCAACGGGACCCCGGTGGGTCTCATCGCCATGTGGTCGGGTGGCTCGATCCCGGCAGGCTGGGCACTCTGTAATGGCCAAACGGTGGCCAAGGCAGATGGCACCGGCAACATCACCACGCCTGATCTCCGTGACCGATTCATCGTCGGTACCGGGGGTTCCTATGGGGTCGGTAACACGGGTGGTGCGACCACCGTGGCCCTCACAGCCGCCCAGATGCCCGTACACAACCATACGGCCTGGACGGATACCCAGGGGTCCCACGCACACAACGGGACCACGTACGCCATAGGCGACCACCAGCACACACTCCCGAACCTCGGCTCGGTGCAGGCTGGCTCGGACAATGGAGGCGCGAACGTCCCGGTCTCCACGGGCTACGGCTCCAGCCGCTACATGTCCCCCACGGATCCCGCAGGCGGCCACTCCCACGGCTTCGACACATCGGTCGCAGGCGCTCATGCCCACAACGTGGGGATCGGCAATGCAGGCTCCGGAGCGGCGCATGAGAACCGTCCTCCTTACTACGCCCTGGCGTTCATCATGAAGATCTAAGCCATGGCCATCGAATCCGCTCAGTACCTCAACCAACTCGTCGCGGCGAACCCGCTGTCGACCGACTCCGTGTCCCAGGCTGACGACCATCTCCGGATGATCAAGTCAGTACTCCTCTCCACGTTCCCGAACCTGGACAGCGCGGTCACCGCAACCCCAAAGCAACTGAACAACCCGGTGCCCCAAGGGGCCGTGATCCTGTGGTCGGGGGCGCTAACAGCGATCCCCACGGGCTACGCGCTGTGCGATGGGACCCAAGGGACCCCGGATCTCCGGAACAAGTTCGTCATCGGGGCAGGGGACCAGTACGCGGTCTCCGCAATCGGTGGAGATGTTTCTACGGGCTTCAGTGGTGCTCACACGCACACTGAGAACCAGTCCACGGCAAACCTGCAGGTCTCCTCTCTCGCAGTCGCTGCGGGTGCTGGGCAGTCCGTGGTCTCGTCCGTGGTGTCCCAAGGTCACGTCCACACGATCAACCAGGTGGGCGATCACACGCACTCCTGCCTTCCTCCGTACCTGGCTCTCGCCTACATCATGAAACTGTAATGGCCAACCTCCCGCTTCGCCAATTGGGGGGCGTGGGGGTAATCACCGACGCCAGCCCGTATGACCTTCCGCCCAGTGCTTACTCGGCGGCGAACAACGTCATCTTCTCCGAAGGCCGCGTGCAGCGTGCCCCGGTCTTCAAGCAACTCTTCACCCCGATCCGCTCGACGCTCTCGTACGATGCGGCAGCAGGGACCTACGATGCAAACACATCCGTCTACAACTCTGCGGAGGGCGGTAGCTCTAACGCTTCTCGCTTTGTCGGTAGCTACACCGACCCCACTGCTGGTGAGACGGTATTCGTTGCCGACAACGATGGAACAATCCGTGCCTACCCTGGCAACGTGATGTCCTTCCAGACCCCCACCTCGGGGACTGTGACGAACGACAATGCATGGAGCCACGCCCAGGTCGCTGGTCTCTCGTTCCTAGCCCGCAAGGGCATGGTGCCCTACGCTCGGAACATCAAGCACGATTCCAACTACTCCCTCATGGGAGGCGATTGGGTCGCAGGGGACCAGGCGAGCATCGTTCGGGGCTTCAAGGGATACTGCATCTGCCTCGGTATGAACAAGGCAGGCGTGGACTACCCGACCATGGTCAAGTGGTCGAATCCGCTCCAGTACTCGACCGCAGTCTCCGGTCTCCAGTGGGACCCGAGCAACACGAACTACGTGGCCGGTGAGAATGTCATCGGTGATATGAAGAACCCGATCCGTGATGGTCTCTCCCTTGGCGAGGCCTTCATCATCTACTCCCAGAACCAGTTGTGGCTCATGGAGTACTCGGGCGACCTGAACGTCTTCAACTTCCGCAGGCTCCCCTTCGAGGGCGGCATCGTCAACACGAACTGTGTGGTCGAGGTCGAAAGCAAACACTTTGTATTTGGCGACAACGACATCTACGTCCATGACGGCATCAGCCGCCAGTCGATTGCAGATGGCCGCGTCCGTCGCCGCATCTTCAGCACACTGGACCGCAACAAGCAGCAGTTCTGCTTCGTGGCCCACGACTCCGTGTCGAAGCTACTGCACTTCTGCTACGCGACCTTGCAGGACGAAGCGCCCTTCGCAGGCACCCAATTCTGCAACCAAGCAGCCACGTACAACTACAAGTCGGACACCTGGTCGTTCATGGACCTGCCGAACATCGTCGGTGGGGCAGAGGCCAATGCTTCGCTCGTCAAGAACTCGTTCCCGGACGTCACGAACAGCTACACCCTGTTCAACACGGCCTATTCGAGCTTCTCGGGTGGTGGAACGCCGAAGCTGTCGATCATGCTCGGGGTGTACGACCAGACCAAGGGCCTCTCGGACTCCTGCGTCTACGCCGTCGACCTGCCAACGGTCGGCCTGGTCAATCTCCCGGCCAACACCGAGACGCTCAAGCCCGCCTATGTGGAACGCGTGGGGATCTCCCTGGATACCCAGGGCCTCCCGCTGCGGTCTTACAAGACGGTGCAGTGCGCGGTCCCGGAGTCGTTCTTCGACGACAGCACAGGGACGTTCACGTTCGAATTTGGCTCCTCGGATCTCCCGGAGCAGACGCCGAACTATCGGTCCAAAGCAACCTTCAACCCGGCGACGGATTACAAGCTGGACATGATGGTCTCAGGGCGCTACCTGTCCTACAAGGTCAGCACTGCCTCGATCTCTAACTTCCAGCTATCCGGCATGGACGTTGAGGTCAAGTCCCTCTCCAGGAGGTAACCATGGCCATCACGTACACCACGCCACTTCAGAACTACGTCCGCGCAGCACAGCCCCCATTAAAGGGATCCGAAGCCCAATGGCTTCAGGAAGAGCTAAAGAAGCTCGAGCGTTCGGTAGCCGCTATCAACTCGGCACTGACGCAACTTGCTGCGCGGGTCACGTAACCCTTTTAAATCGAGAGAGCAATGAAAAACTTCATGCGAATCGGAGTAGGCCTGGACACAGTGCCGCTCAACCTCGCAATCCAACGCCGTCCGGAGATCTGGAAGGCCGACACGTACCTGCGCGACTACCCCCAGGGGCCGTTCGGGCAGATCGAGTCGATCATCCTGCGCTTCCCGCCGCGCTCCGTGCATGAAACCGAAGAAGCCCTCAAGAAGCACCTCGAGAACTTCGACCAGCACGAGTGCGTTGACCAGGAGGCATACAAGGCCCTCCCGGAAGCCCGTCCCATCGTCATGGGCCTCATGGCCCGCGTGGGCGGCGAACGCCTAGGGCGCGTGATCGTCAACAAGATCGCCCCTGGTGGTCGCATCTTCCCGCACGCGGATACTCCGGAACATGCCCAATACTGGGATCGCTTCCATGTGGTGCTCCAAAGCGCCCCGGGAGTGTACTTCCGCACGGGCGACGAGGACGTCTACATGGCCCCAGGCGAGACCTGGTGGTTCCAGAACGCCGAAGAGCATGAAGTGATCAACAACTCCCCCTGCGACCGCATCCACATGGTCGTTGACATTCGGACATCCAAGCCGTGATTACCTATTCAGTAGAGAAGTGGCGGGACATCGTGTCTGAAATGGAGGCCCTGTGGCCCGCTCATTGGCAAGAGGTCGCAATCGACCACGACACCATTAAGCTGGCCCCCGACTATCGGCAGTACGAAGCATTTTGTGATTCTGGGGCGCTACACATCGTCACGGCCCGCGAGGCCGGAAAGATCGTTGGCTACCACATCAGCATCGTCCGTCCGCACCTCCATTACAAGAACGACCTCCACGGCTTTACTGACGTCTATTACATCTCCCCGGAGCATCGGCAGGGGTGGACAGGCGTAAAGCTCTTCAAGTACGTGGAGAAGACCCTCAAGGCCCGTGGGGTCAAGAAGGTGTTCTCCGGGACCAAGTTGCACCTAGACATGGGACCGATCTTTGAGCGGATGGGTTGGCGGGAAACCGAGCGCCTCTTTTCCAAGGTCCTATGATCAAGTCAATCCTCAAGCTCCTCGCCCCCGCGATCTTCATGCGCTCGCATGTGGCCGCAGCGGCAGTAGGGGCAGCAGCAGTCGGCGCGGTCGGTAGTGGTATCGCCTCGAGCAATGCCGCCGATGCCCAAAAGTCCGCAGCCCAGGCTGCCAATTCCCCCTGGTCCGCAGCGCAGCCGTATATCAGCGGCGAGTTCCAAGGGTCCCAAGACGCGCTCCACAATGCCCTGGGCATGGGAACGTACAGCGGACCACGCGTAGCTGGTCTGAATCCCTACCAGACCCAAGGAGCCGATCAGACCGCATCCTACGCGAACGGTAACGGCATCAATACGGCAAACCAGTTCTACAACACTGGTATGGGCCTCACGCAGACGGGTTCGCAGTATGGCACCAACGCCCAAGGACTCCTAGCGCAGGCACAGCAGGACCCGACCCAAGGGTTCATGAACTACGCAAACGGACTGGCGAACAGTGATATGGCCACGCAGATGGTCAACGCAGCCAACCGAGATGCTTCACGGAACCTGAACGAGTCGCAGCTTCCCTCGCTGGCTGTAACGGCTGCAGGAAACGGTAACACAGACTCCACACGTACCGGGGTGACCCAAGCGATCCTCCAACGCAACGCCTCGGAGCAGATGGCTGACACAGCGGCACAGATCCGAGGCCAGCTTTTCAACACGGGCCTCCAGACGGCGCAGTCGCAGTACAACGCCAACTCGGATCGGGCGCTCACGGCGAACAACCAACTCGGCAACGCGTATCAGATTGGGTCCTCGGGTCTCCTCAACGGCCAACAGGCGAACGGCAACAACTTCGACCAACTCAACGCTGCAGGCGGTCTCTACCAGGGCCAGGAGCAGGCGCAGAACAACGCCGCGATGCAGCAGTTCCAAGAGCAGCAGTCGACGCCGCTGAACCTCTACGGTCAGTACATGAACGTGATTAACGGGAAATGGGGCGGTCAGCCAGTGTCGTCGGTAGGCCCTTCGACGGCTGCGGGTGCGCTCCAAGGCGCTGCCGGTGGTGGTCTCATGGGTTACGGCATCGCGGACAAGCTCGGTGGATACAGCAACACAGGTGGCACCAACTTCAACAATAGCGGCTTCACGATGCCTGGCGGCAATGACTACACCACACAGGCCACCACGGCCATGAACGCATCACAGGCCCCCGCAGGTCTCAGCGCGTTCGGCTACTAAGGAGGCCCCAATGGCTTACTCGTTTGACATGCCTCCGGGCATTGACCCGCGCGATGATGGGTCCCACAGTCTCCCGGCGTACCTGGGGCAGGCGCTGCAGTTCTACGGTACCGACAAGTCCACGGACCTGCCGTATTCCTACAGCTACCCGATGAACAACCAGGCCGGACAGTCGATGTTCGGCGGTGGTGCTCCCATGCAGCCCCCCGTGGCGCAGGCCATGGCTCCGCAGCAGGCCCCGCAGACTCCTGTGGCGCAAGCCATGGATCCGCAGGCCCCGCAGACGCCGATCACCCAGGCCATGGGCGGCTACCCTAACTCCGATGCCATCCAGGCGATGTTCGCAAACCAGGCGACGAACCCGTCCCTGTCGATGGACAACGGCCTAATTGCAGCAGGTTCCGCGATGATGGGTGGCAAGGACTTCAAGACGGGCATGGCTGACGCAGGTAAGGCGTTCAATGACAACTTCGACTCGACGCTCAACCAGCAACGCGAACTGAACACGCCCAGGGTCACCCCGGTGGGCCAGGACGGCGCGTTCTCGATGGTCCAGATGCCTGGCCAGCAGCCGCAGGTTCTGCCGAACAGCCAGGTACAAGACTACGTCCTGGGCAAGGTTAGAGCGCAGAAGATGCTCGAGATGAACAACAAGATCGGTGAGAACACCATGGAGGCGCAACGGGCCGCCATGAAGCAAGACCAGACGAACGGTAATGCTGCGATCCCGGTGCTCACGAACCTCCAGCAGTCTCAGGCGGGAATGGACGCTGCGCGGAACCTCACGGAGACGCTCAAGACCGACTCGAGCCGCGCTGGGTACCTCAAGGCTTACTCAGCGCTCCCTTCGATGGCCCAGCGTGCTGCAGCGGCGGTGGGTGGAGGCTCGATGGCGCAAGCGGCTGCGGACTACAACACTCTGAATAACGCCAAGATTGACGGCGCGAAGATGGAAGTTGCAGGCCTCAACGGCTCACTCAGTAATGACGAGTGGACCCGCGCAGTTGGTTCGGTCCCGAGTCCCTCGGATTCCCCGGCTGTCTGGGATGCGTATTACGAGCGTGCCAACCCGATCCTCAAGAGCCGCATGGACTTCTACACAGGAGTCGTCAAGCGGGGTAGTGAAGCGGCAAACCGCCCCATCAACCCGTACGGCTCTAACGGTCGTCAGGACCTCGGTGTCCCGCAGGCCCCTGCAGCGCCTCAAGCAACCCCTACCAGGCCGTCCACCGGCTCTGGCAACCAACCCGTCCAGGTCTCTAGCTTCGCGGAAGCAGCCAAGCTCCCGAGCGGCACGATCTTCATTGACCCCAACGGTAAACCAAGAAAGGTTCCTTAAACCATGGCAGATTCCTGGGACTCGTTCCCGATCGCAAGCCCGATGGACATTGCATTGGACGCAGAGGGTGCGAGTCCCCAGGACGCCGCAGTTGCCCGCAGCATCTATCAGCAAGAGTCCGGAAGCGGCAAGAACACGAAGACGTCCAACGCGGACGCCCACGGCGGGATGCAGATTATCCCCGCGACGTTTCACTCCGTTGCCGACAAAGGATGGGACATCAATAACCCTGTCGACAATGCTAGAGCAGGTGTCCGGTACATCAAGCAGTTGTCGGAGAAGGCCGGGGGTGACCCCGCGCTGACAGCCGCAGGCTACTACGGTGGCCCTGGCGCAATCGACAAAGCACAGAAGGGCATCGCAGTTAGTGATCCCCGGAACCCCAACGCCCCAACGACCCTCCAGTATGGCCAACAGGTCGCTGGTCGGATCGAGAAGGGGAACTGGTGGGACAACTTCCCGCTCGCTGATGCCTCTTCTGACGCGTCCACAGCGCCCCAGCAGGCCCCGCAAGACGCAGGCAATTCCCAGGTAGCCTCAGGTGCAGTACAGGCCCAAGGAGCGCCCTCTGGACAGTCCGCTCAAGCCGCTTCCGCCCCCGCGAACCCGGACCCTAACGGATACGGCGCACCTCCCCCGAGCGACAACACCCAGTTCGCTCTCCCAGGCCAGAAGTCCCCGGCGCAGATCGCAGCTGAGCAAGCAGCCCAACAGCCGCAGAAGGGGTGGTTCCAACGTGCTGCGGACGAGATCACCGACTCACCCATCGAAGCCCTCGGTAACGCAGCACACGGTGCGGTCGATGGCCTCACGTTTGGTATGGCCGACAAGGCCGGTGCAGCCCTCAACGCGGCTGTCAACTACCAAGATGGCGGGTCGTTCTCGGATCGCTACCATAACGTCCTTGGCCAAGTGCAGGACTACGAGGACAAGTCTCCGGCGTTCCTAACTGGCCAGATCGGCTCGGCCTTCGTGCCTGGTGCGGGTGACATCTCCTTGGTCAACAAGGCCATCGAAGCCGTTCCCACGGCCTCCCGTGCTGCCCGAGTGATGGCCGGTGGTGCCGCAGGGATGACCGAGGGTGCCGCACAGGTCCTCGGCCACGCAAACTACCTCGACGACGTCACCCCAGGGCAGCTTGCAACTGGCATGGGCCTCGGAGCGGTCGGAGGCGGGCTTGGTGGTGCCTTCACGAAGGCTACCGACAACCAACTCTCAAACTCGTTCCTGCTGAAGGCAGGCAGCGTAGAGGGGGGGCAGCGCGACGCCCAGATCCTCTCTGATCTCCAGGCGATGAACAGTCGCGCGACGCAGGAGGGCGCGAAGCTAGTCCCAGCCGATGCCAATGCACTTGCTCGCCGCTACACTCAGGAAGCTGCCGACCAGCTTCGCCAGATGCCGAAGACGGAGGACCGACAGACTCTCCTGAACGCCCTCAACCGTGCCCGAGGGCTCAGCGACGACCAGATCAGCGCCCTGCGCCAACTCCCTAACGGCGATGCGGTGGCAGATGCGATCCAGATGCACCAGCGGACCCTTGCGCTGACTGCACCGACCCCTGCGAACCTGGGGAAGGTGGCCAGCCTCGCCCGCATGTTGGTCGACAACGGTGCTCTGCACGCGGTCTCCCATGTGGTCCCTGGTGGAAGTCTTCTCACGCTAGCCCCGGTACGTCACTACGTGATGGGTGCGCTGCTCGGTGGGCGTACGAACCGTACAGCGAACATCGAGTCGGCTCTGCAGCAAGGCCCCATGGCCCAGGCGTTCCTCAAGCGCTTCGGGCAGGGCACCGCTAACCAGAGCGCCCAAGGTCTCGCCCAAGCTGCGCAAGCGGCCCAAGCAGCCCGTGCAGCAGCCCATACGGCAGGCCAGGACGCCCGAGGATTCAAGCAGGGCGACAGCGCTTTCCAACGTGCCCAAGCAGCTGCCCAGCAGGCACGCCAGCAAGCCCAAGCCGCAAACCCGTTCACCCCAGAGGCCCAAGCGGCAGCAAGGGACTACATGTTCCGCGCTCAACAATCTGGACAGGCGAACCGTGCTGGTATGGCTCAACAGTCCCAGCAAGCCGCGCAAGCAGAGGCTTCGGTGGGTCCACAGATGAACGCAACCCAGGCCAAGGCAGCACAGGCTTACGCCAAGCAGCAGGCCGAGCAGCTTGCGGCCCGCATGGGTCCTCAGATCTCCCCGGCGCAGCGTGCGGCCCTCGAGGCCCAACAGGCCCAGGCTCAAGCAGCGTCCCAGGCGAACCTGAAGACCCAACTGGCCCAGAAGCAGGCCCTTGCGGACCAGCAGGCCAGCGACCCGTCGTTCCTCCTCGGAATGTCGAACCAGTTCGGCCCGCCGCGCAATGCGGACCAGATGTCGGAGTTCGCCAAGGTCATGCGCCAGCAGGCCGAAGCAGCAGCAGCAGTGGGTCCCCAGGTGCCCGCACAGGGTCTCGAGGCCGTCCAGGCAACGACCGCCAAGAAGGCCGCGAAGGCCGTGGCAGCGCAAAACCTGTCGGACACGGTCGGTCGAATCGGCGCAGGCAACTTCGATGGTCTCACGTTCGAAAGCCCTGCCGCGAAGATGATGCTCGCCCACCTCGGCAACAGCGACCCCGCAGCCGTTAAGGCCGGAATCGCGAAGCTCGCTACGGAATCCCCGGATACCCACGGCAAGGTGGCGGCAATGATGCTCTCCTCGAGCGGCCAGAAGTTCCGTTACTACGGTCTGCAGGATGCACTGCGGGCCATGCCGGAAATTGGCAGTCGGACACCGTCGGAAGCAGAGAAGGCCGCGATTATGGGCCGCTCGCTGCCCGCCGAGGCCCCCGCAGCCGCTACACCGGCCCTCGACGACGTCATGCACCCGAAGGCCTGGACTTCCGCCAAGGAGTCGCGCCAGATCATCCAGAAGAACGCTCTCGAGACCGCTCAGGATTCCGAAGTGAAGAAGCTGGTGGCAAAACTCATCGACACGAAGAACGTGAAGGGTGCTAAGGACCCCAACGAGGCCCGCCAAAAGGCATTCGATGACTTCATGAAGGGTGCGTCTACCGACCAGCAGATTGAAGCGAAGCGCGTTGCCGAAACTTTAATCCGCTACGGAAAATAACCCTTGAAACTCATCGACATTATCCACTTGCTGCGTGCCTTCGACCGTGTGTGGGAAGACGCAGCGCTCACAAACGAGGAAAAACTGGCATGTGGGGAGGAGGTCCTCTTCCAACTCCCCCATTCCCACCTCGTCCCAACCACCCAGGCGACCCTTTTGGCCGCTCAGAAGTCCATACGGACTCGCCTGGACACCATCGAGAAACCCAGTGTCGCAAGCACCGAAACCGGACGCTCGAAAGGGCCGAAAAAACCCGGGAAGTCACTTCGCGAAGCTGAGTCAGACGCCTGAGGGGCGCGCTCAGTTAGCTGAGTGGCGTTCCCGGAGAAAGACTACCCCCAAACGGCCCTTCGGGGCCAAGGCGGGGTGGACCAAACACATGCGCCAGAAGGTTATGGCACACGCCATGGCTGAAGCCAAGCAACTAGTGAACATCATGGAACAGAAAGGCTACAACATCCCCAAGGACGAGTACGCCCGTGAAGGTATCGAAGCAGTGGTAGCCATGGTGCGTCTGACGGACATCAGTCCCAAGGACCGCCTTGCTGCGGCCCGCACGCTCCTCGACTTCACGATGGCGAAACCCGCCACCGACACCAACCTGAACGTTAAGAAGGCCGAGGATTTCCTCGCTGACCTGGCGAAAGATATGGACACCGAATGAGTATTGACGCCGTGCGAAAGCGGCTATTCGAGGACTTCGAGTACTACGCCAAGCACGCGCTCAAGATTCGAACGAAGGAGGGGACGGTCGTTCCCCTTGTCCTCAACGACGCCCAAAAGATTTTCATGAAGACTGTCATCCGACAGCTTCAGACAACCGGCAAGGTCCGCGTGGTGGTCCTCAAGGGACGCCAGCAGGGCCTGTCGACCATCATCGAGGGGATCATCTACTGGTGGACGAGCCAACACAAGGCCGTCAAGTCCATCGTTATGACCCACCTCGGGGAATCCACGAAGGCCCTGTTCGACATGGCCAAGCGGTATCACGAGAACGTCCCCGAGATCCTCCGTCCCCATACGAAATACTCGTCCCGCCGCGAACTCTCCTTCGACCTGCTCGATAGCTCCTACATGGTGGCTACGGCAGGCGGTGAGGGTGTCGGTCGAGGCGAAACCATTCAGTTGGCCCACCTGTCCGAGGCAGCGTTCTACCCGCCCGCCACGTCCAAGGACAACATCAACGGCCTCATGCAGGCCATCCCGAACAACCCCGGCACGTTCGTGTTCGTCGAGAGCACGGCCAACGGTATCGGCAACCCGTTCCACAACATCTGGACGGCAGCGGTCGAAGGCCGGTCGGAATACGAGGCTGTGTTCATCCCCTGGTTCGTCCAGCGGGAATATCGCAAGCCGGTGTCCAAGGGATTCGAAAGGACCCCTGCAGAAGACAAGTTGGTCAAGCTCTACGGCCTCGACGACGAGCAACTGATGTTCCGTCGGCACAAGATCGCAGACAACGGCGAAGAGATGTTCATGCAGGAGTATCCCTGCCACGCCGATGAAGCCTTCCTGACCTCGGGCCGCCCAGTCTTCCACACGCAGCAGATCAACGGACTCATCCAGAAAGCTCCGGACATCAAGGTCCGCATGGAGTTGATCGGCGAGTCCCTCGAGGAAGCCCCTCGCGGCGACCTCCTTCTCTACCGCCTCCACGATCCCGGCGAGACGTACTACATCGGTGCGGACGTGGCTATGGGCTACAAGGGCGGGGACTGGTCTGTAGCACAGATCCTCGACTCGCAGAAACGACAGGTCGGCGTCTACCGATCCCAGGTACACCCCGACTACTTCGCAACAGTGTTGGACAAGATCGGCCAGTTCTTCAACACGGCCAAGATCGGCGTGGAAAACAACAACCACGGCATTCTCACAGCAACCCGCCTAGGCAAAGACCTCTCCTATCCTAATTTGTACTTTGAGACGCACGTCGACAAAGAGACAGAGGATGAGACGGTCGTCTATGGCTTCCGCACCACCGTCAAGACCAAGCCTCTCATCATCGACAAGCTCCGCGCTTCGTTCCGTGAGAAGGACATCGAGGTCAACGACAAGGTGACCCTCAGGGAACTCATCACTTACGTGGTGACCGACGAGGGGAAGATGCAAGCGGAACCCGGGTGCTTTGACGACTGCGTAATGTCCCTCGCAATCGCGAATTTCATCCACGAAGGTCGCTTTACTCCTGTTGAGAGTACAGATGACTTCTACATCGAAATGATTTAATGGCTAAGGCTTCCAAGAAGTTCAAGCCTGTGTCGGAATCGGAACTCAAGGCTCTCGTCGAGAAGTACTCCACCTCCAGTGTCGAGTACTACTCATCGAAGCTGTCCGACGAGCGCAAGAAGGTCATGGAGTACTACCATGGCGAAAAGCCCGCTCCTTCCCACGCAGGTAATTCGAAGTACGTCTCAATGGACGTGTTCGATGCGGTGGAGTCCCTCAAGGCTGTGCTCTTGGAGACCTTCAGCGCAGGCAACAAAATCGTATCGTTCGACCCGCAGACCGACAATGACGTCGAACCCATGCGGATCGCAACGGAGTACGCGGACTACGTGATCCACCGTCAGAACGACAGCTACGGCACGTTCGCCTCGGTGATCCAAGACGGCCTCATGGCCCGCACGGGCATCGTCAAGGTGTTCTGGGACAAGCGTGAGGAAGAGCAGGAAGAGGAGTTCAGTGATGTAGACGTCGACTCCCTCGAGATGCTCCAGTCCCAGGAAGACGTTAAGGAAGTGAAGGCCGAGCACGACCCTGATACGGGCCTGTTCAGCGGCACCATCACGCGCTTGATCGACAAGTCCCAGGTCCGCTACGTCCCCATAGCACCCGAGGAATTCCTCATCACCTCGACGGCCCCCAGCATCGAGGAGGCCCACTTCGTGGCCCACCGGACCCGCAAGACGAAGTCCGAGTTGATCGCCATGGGCTACGACAAGGAACTGGTCTACAGCGTCGGAACGAACGATGACGACGAGTTGTCCATGTCCCCCGAACGGCTCGCCCGCTTCGAAGACATTGGCACCGGAGTGACCAACCTCGAGGAGGATCAGGACCAGGAGCAGACTGAACACGTTCTCATCACCGAAGCCTACATGCCAATCGACATGGATGGCACGGGGCAGGCGAAGCTGTGGAAGATCACGCTGGCCGGTACGGACGTCCTGCTCGACAAGGAGCAAGTCGACCGCAAGCCGTTCATCTGCTTCACGCCGCTGCCGCTCCCCCATGCATTCTATGGTGGCAACTATGCGGCCCGCGTCATCCCGACGCAGAACGCCCGCACGGTGCTCGTCCGAGGCATCCTGGATCACACGGTCATCACCAACAACCCCCGCCTCATGGTGGTCAAGGGTGCCGTGCAGAACCCCAAGGAACTCTTGGAGAACCGCGTCGGCGGCCTGGTCAACGTGTCGCGCCCCGATGGCATCCTCCCGATGCCGCAGTCGGGCCTGAATCCCTTCGTATTCCAAACGATCCAGATGTTGGACGAGGACAAGGAAGAGGTTACAGGTGTGTCGCGGCTGTCCCAAGGCCTGAACAAGGACGCCATCTCGAAGCAGAACTCGCAGGCATCCCTGAACGACATGGTCAGCCTGTCGCAGCAGCGCGAGAAGATCATCGCTCGGAACTTCGCGAACCACTTCGTCAAGGAGTTGTACCTCGAGGTGTACCGCCTGGTCCTTCTGAACGAGAAGCAGACGAAGGTGGTCCGCATCGCTGGCAACTTCGTGCAGGTCGATCCGACGGAATGGTCGGAAGAGGTGACATGTACCGTCGAACTGAAGCTCGGGTACAACGAGCAACAGCAAGAGGCGATGAAGTTCCTCACGATCCACTCGACGCTTGCCGCTGACCCGGGTAACGCACGCCTCTACACCGAGGCCAACCGATACGCCGTGTTCAAGACTGCCCTCGAGAAGACAGGCATCAAACAAGTCAACCAGTTCCTCACGGATCCGAAGACCCTGCCGCCCCCGCAGCCTGACCCGTTCAAGGTACAGGAGATGCAGTTGGAGCAGCGCAAGGTCCAAGTCCAGGAGTCCGTGGCTCAAACCTCCGCGAAGAAGACCGACCAACACGCTCAGATCGAGATGCTCAAGCTCCAACTGGAGAAGATGCAGATGCAGATGGAGCAGGTCATCAAGGGTCGCGAGGTAGATGTGAAGCAGTTCGTGGCCGAGTCCACAGCAGCACTGCACACGCAAGAGCTTCACCTGGCCGAGAAGGAGATGGAGAAGAACCCGCCGCAAACCCAAGCGGTTCTCAGGACCTAAATGGACCAAACCCTAATGCTCCAACGCGGCACTGCTGCAGAGGAGCTTCTAGCAAACGAGGCGTTCATCACTTCGGTGAACGAACTCTACAACCAATATTTCGCCGAGATCACTGCAAGCGACCTGAACGCCAAGGAGTTGCGAGAGAACCGCTTCTTCCAGCTTCGGGCGCTGCAGGACATCACGAACGAACTTCGGAGTTGGGTCACGCAAAAAGACTCGCTCCTTTCCCCCACTGAAGAGTAAAACACATGACGACCACCACCCAATCGGGCGTGGCTGATGCTGCGCCGTCATTCGAAGCATTAGACGAAGCTGACGCAGCCAACGAATTTCTGAACCGATGGAGTGAAGAGGACCCGGCAACGGCATCCGAAGACCCTGAGGACGAAGACCCGAGCGACGAGGATGATGAACCAGTCGAGCGGGAGGAAGCCGAAGAAGACCCCGAAGAAGCAGAGGAAGCCGAAGAGGACCCTCAAGAGGCCGAGGAGTCGGACGAAGAGCAAGACGAAGGCGAAGAAGCCGAGGAAGCCAAGCCCAAGAAGGGCAAGGTTCTCGACGACGATGCTGTGGTCAAGCTCAAGGTCGACGACAAGGACCTCGAGGTATCCGTGAAGGATCTGAAGCGCCTTTATGGTCAAGAGGCGGCACTGACGCAGAAGTCGCAGCAAGTCGCGGCCCAGCGCAAGGTAGTGGAAGAAGCAAACCAGAAGGCAGCAGCACAGCTTGATCGCCTCCACCAGAAGGCCCTGGCCCGATGGGAGCCTTACGCGAAGATCGACATGCTGGTCGCAAGCAAGCAACTGGACGCTGATTCTTTCGCAGCCCTTCGCGCCGAGGCCCAGGCAGCCTACGAGGAAGTGCGTTTCATCACCCAGGAAGTTGACCAGTTCGTTGCAACTGCGAACGATCAACGCCAGAAGCAAGTCAAGGAAGCGGCGACCAAGGCCGTCGAGTACCTCTCGAAGAACGTCAATGGGTGGAACCCGAAGACGTATGAAGAGGTGCGGTCGTATGCGGTCTCCAAGGGAATGCCCGAGCACGTAGTCAACGGAGTGGTCGATCAGTTCGCTCTCGAGATGATGTACAAGGCAATGAAGTTTGACCAGGCGAAGTCGGTAGTGACCAAGAAGGTCAACAAGACTCCCGCCAAGGTCCTCAAGCCCAACAAGGTTGTCTCCTCGTCGGCCAACAAGGTCGACACCACCACGAAGCTCAAGCAGCGCCTGGCGAAGTCGGGATCCACCGAGGACGCTGCGGACTTGTTCATGGCTCGCTGGTCTTAACCCAACACTCTCAAGTACCCCAAGGGCCGCACACACATCCTCGCGGCCCTCACTCCATCTTTAGGAATACACACAATGAGCAGCACTGCATTCAAGACGTACGATATGGTCGGCGTGAAGGAAGATATTTCGGACGTGATCTCGAACATCAGCCCGACGAATACCCCCTTCCAGACGTTGGTGAAGACCGAATCGGTCCACAACACGTTGTTCCAGTGGCAAGAAGACAGCCTCGCGGCAGTCGGTTCGAACGCTGCAGTTGAAGGCGCAGATGCTTCGGATAGCGCAATGAACGCTACCACGATGCTGTCGAACTACACGCAGATCCTCACGAAGACGGTCCGCGTGTCCAACACGGCTGACAAGATCAGCACCTACGGTCGCGCCAAGGAAACGGCACTGCAACTCTCGAAGAAGTCGGCAGAACTGAAGCGTGAACTCGAGTACGCACTCATCGGTACGGCGCAGAACGCTGCGGTCGGTAACGAGACCACGGCCCGCAAGTTCGGCAACGTGTTCGGCACGGGTGCCACGGGTGCAGCGCTGATCGACGCGGGCAACGTGATCGACCACACGGCAACCCCGGTTGCTCTGTCGGAAAACGACATCCTGACCGCGAACCAGAAGCTGTATGAAGGCGGCGGCGAAGCGAAGATCATGATGATCAAGCCGGGTGACTCGCTCACCGTGGCAGGCTTCACGGCTGCTGCTGGCCGTACGCGCTTCTTCGATGGCTCGGCAGACAAGACGGTCGTCAACGTGGTCGATCTGTACGTCTCGCCGTTCGGTGAGCAGAAGGTCGTGCTGAACCGCTTCATGAAGGCCGACTCGGCACTCCTGTTCGCTCCGGAGTACTGGAAGATCGCTGTGCTGCGTCCGTGGACCCGTATCCCGCTCGCAGTGACCGGCGATGCGAACCGCACGCAGTTGATTGGCGAGTTCTCGCTGAAGCACCTGAACCAGAAGGCGTCGGCTGCAATCCGTGGCCTGACGGGTTCGAACGTCACCATCGGCCAGTAATGGCCCTGGGGTCCGTCCGTGACGGGTAAGAGGGGAGAGGACGTGTGCCTCCTTCCGCCCCTGTAGTTCCCTTCTGAGGCCCACTCGCGGCCTCTCCAAATTCCTTTACAGCCGGTGCCGGTCCACTCTCGCCGCGCATCGGCCTTTTTCTTCCCCATGATCCAACTCGACAATGGCGTCAACGTGTCGGTCCAGTCCAACGTGGACGGCCACATCATCGAGACGCATCAAGTAATCCCCGACTCCCTCCTGCAATCACTGGCCGACAAGCGCCTTGCCTCCCACAACGTGCGGGAGCGCGAAATGATGCACGTAGCCTCCATCCCTGCGGCCCTCGTAGACAAGTGGTACCGCGATGGATATGACGTGTTCCAGGAGCCGATCAAGAAGACCGTGGCGAAGCTCAAGAACGAGAACCTCG